AGCATCAGGGCTGGTCCTCGTCTGGGCGCGGGCGGGTCTCCGCGGTGTCGTCATCGTCGTCGGACGGGCTCCGGTCTTGATCATCCCCGTCAACCGGCACGTCCGCGGCGCCCTGTGCGGGCGAGCCCGGGCGACGGAAGTCGAGGCCCAGTGCGCGCTCGCGGGCATGTTCCACGGCAATCTCGCGATCGACCTGCTCGGCGTCATAGCCGCGCTCGGCGATGGCCTGCGTGCGGGATTTGAGGCCGGCCTCGATCTGGGCGATCTCGGCATTGGCGTCCTTCAGGGGATCGACCCAGTCCCATTTTGTGGGCAGCCAGTCGGCGGTGAGCAGCCGGGACCGATTGGCCTCATATCGTGGCAGGGCCAGCGCGCCCGACAGCACCGCCGCATCCATCCAGCGCGCATAGACCGGCCGGCAAAGCTGATACACCATCACCGAATGCTGCCAGGCCGAGACGCGGCGGCGGAACTCGATGAGCGCCAGGCGCGAGTTCGAGAAGTTGCCCTTCACCATGTCATTGGCAAGATACGGGTAAGGGATGCCCAGTGCCGCGGAGATCTGCAGCAGCGTGCGGTACTGGAACGGCTCGTAGGTGGCGCCGCTGTCGGCGGGCTGACCGACGGTGACATCCTCGCCCGGATCGAGCCGCACCACCTGGCCGGGGCTGATCTCGACGCCGCCCGGGTCGTCCTCGTCCCCGGGCGGGGCCAGCGGGTTCTCCGGCGCGGGCGATGTGACGAACATCGCATACATCGCCGCGACCTTCTTCCGGTCGAGCTCGGCATCGTCGTACTGATCGAGCAGGAACAGCTTCACGATGGCCGGTGCCAGTTTCGAGACCCCGCGCAGCTGCCCGCCCTCGACCGGGTCGATCACATGGATCACCTCGGAGGCAGGCACCCGGGTGATCTCGCCGGCGAGGCCCGGCTCCGTGCTGTCGCCCGGGTGACGGCGCAGGAAATGATAGGCGACGCGACGCCCGATCCGGTCGAACTCGATGCCCTGGCGGATGGCATTCCCGTTGGCCGCGGTGCCGCTCTGTTCCAGCGGCAGCATCTCGGCGGGCAGCATCTGCAGCTGCAGCGGCACGCTCAGCCCGTCGCCTGTGCGCCGCGACCGGATGCGGAAGAATACCTCGCCCGCGATGAACACCTCGCGTGCCGCGCGGCGCTGCAGCCCGTAGAAATCCGTCAGCCCCTCGGCATCGGCTTCGTCGGTCCAGGCGAGCCACAGCCGCTGCAGCTCTTCCTTGCGGGCGGGGTCTGCGATCTTCGAGATCGGCTTGATCCCGTCGCCGGCGGTATTGGCCGCCCAGCTTTCCACCGCGTTCACCGCATAGCCGTTGTTGCGCACCAGCCAGCGCGCGCGTGCCGTGATATCGGGACCACTGGCTGCGATCAGCGCGTTGACATGCGCGCGCGTCGCGCGGAACCCGCGCAGACGCCTGTGGTGCTGGCCCGCATCGAACCCGCCGATGAAGGCGCCGAGGCGTTGCCGCCAGTTCATCGCGGTCATCACAGATCCTTCGCGGCATGGGGGCGCAGGATGCGACGGCCGGTGCGGTCCAGCGCCGCGATCCGGCGCTCGATATCCGCGATGGCGGCCGCCAGCTCCGCGTCCGAGCCATAGGTGACGGTCTTGCCGTCATAGCTGACGCTGCGCGTGCCGCTGTAGCGCGCGGCCAGCAACGCGCCGTGGTGGCGTTTGAGATCTTCGAGGGTCATGCTCATTCCATGTACTTTGGCGTGCTCACCCGCCAGCCGCGCCGCCGGGGTGTGGTCACGCGCCCCGCCTTAGGCTCGGTGGGTGTGTCGGGTGCCGTGTCCGGCTCGGGGACGGCGCTCTCCACCCCGGCCTGTTTCTCGAGGCTCTGCCACATCCGTGCGTCGAACCGGTCCGCGCCGAGGATCCACGCCGCAGCCCGGGCATAAATGCGGGTATCGAGCGCCTCGTTGCGCTCGCGCATCTTCTGCCATTCCTGCCTGGCGTAGCCGCGCTTGTTGCGGATCGTGACCAGCTGCTCGGCCACCAGCTGTTTCAGCCATTCGCTGTCGGCCCAGTCCGGCAGGTGGATCGTGCCGGCCGGGTTGTGTGCCTCTTCCTCTGTCGCGCGCTCCAGCCGCAGATAGCGATAGGTCTCGGCCTTGAAGGTGGCGGTCGCCACGCTCCAGAGCCGCGCCCCTCGCTTGAGCTTGCGACCGTTCACCGTGGCATCGACGAAGGTCGGGCCCGAGACCGGCGTCGCCCGGTTGAACCCTTCCAGCCCCTTTACCGGGGCCACCTGTGCCGTGCCCTGCTGGCGCGCCCAGGCATGGACGGCGGCGGACTCGTAGCCCGTGTCGATGGCGAGCTTCGCCAGCGTCATGACAGCCCCCTTCTCGTGAGCCCATGTGCGGCCCAGCAGCGCGGTCAGCGCGTCCCAGCAGGCGGGATCGTCGGGCCCACCCGGGATCACGATGTGATCGACAAGCCAGCTTTCCAGCCCGCGGCCCCAGGCCCAGACATCGACCTCGATGCGGTCCTTCTGCACATCCGCCCCGGCGGTCAGGAACAGACCGTGTTCCGGGATCTGCGCCGGATAGGTCTCGCGCCGGTCCGCGAGGCGCTGCCAGTCCGGGGCCTCGCCGCTCTCGACCCATGTCTCGCCCAGCAGGGTGTTGCGCGCCGCGCGCAGCATCTCGTCGGAGCCTTGGGCTGCCAGCCACTCGCGGGCGATCTGCGCCCAGCTTTTCCAGCCGATCGGCGAATAGAGCGCCGAGAGGTGAAAGCCGATGGCGGTCGGGTCGGTCGCCGTCGCTGTTGCGCGCCACTCGCCCCTCTCCAGCATCGCCGTCTTGTGATGCTCGGCAATGGGGCGCGCGCAGCCCTCGCAGTGGTAGGCGGCGGTCTCCGGCTGGTCCTTGGCCCAGCGCAGCCGCTCGAACTGCAGCCATTGCATCGCCCCGCAATGCGGGCACGGCACGAAATATCGCCGCTGGTCGCTGGCCTCGAACTCGCGCTCGATGCGGCTCAGCCCGCGGATGGTCGGGGTCGAGACCATGAACACCTTGCGCCGATGCGCGAAGGTGGTGGTGCGGGCTTCGGCCAGCGTGACCGGGTCGCCTTCCTCGTCGGCCGAGGCCGGATAGGCATCGACCTCGTCGAGAAACACGTAGCGCGCCGGCATCGAGCGCAGGCCGGTGGCCGAGTTGGCCCCCGTCAGCACCAGGATGCCGCCGGGGAATTCCTTGGACAGCATCGAGTTGCCCGCATCGCGCGACCGCGCAGGCCTGACGCGCTCCTTCAGTGCCGCGCTGTCCTCGATCAGCGGGTCGATCCGGCCCCGCGAGCTGCGCTTGGCCATTTCCACCGTGGGCAACACCGCCAGCATCGGCCCCGGCGCGTGATGGATCACGAACCCGATCCAGTTGTTGCCGGCCTCGGTCGCGCCGACCTGCGCGGCTTTCATGAACGAGATCCGCTGCGCAGGATGCCCGGGCGAGAGCGCATCCATGATGGCGCGCAGATACGGCGTGCGCACGGTGCGGTACCGCCCCGGTTCGGCCGAGGCGCGTGACGACAGCCAGCGATGCGCATCCGCCCAGCCCGACACGGTCAGGTCCGGATCGGGACGCACGCCCCGGCGCCAGGCGCGCAGGATGTCCTCTGACCCGTCAAACCCGAGATCGAGGTCGGCTGTCAGGTCGCTGTCGGTCAGACCGTGGTCATCACCCTCATCATTCAAGCGAGACCCGGAGGTCTGCGAGGGCGGTGAGCTGCTCTCGGACATGCGCTTCCAGCACCCTCTGCAGGATCGCCGTCTCGATCGTCACGGCCTCTCCCGATGCGGCCTCCATCTCTGCGGCCAGTTGCGCGGCCATCAAGGCGGCCACGCGCGTGGGCCAGGTCACCCAGACATCGCGCTCCTGCCGCGCGAGGCGGAACACCAGCGTCTCGGCCCGCGCGCGGTCGACCAGAACGCCCTTCTTGCGCTGGATCGACAGCTGACGCTCCTGCGCCTGGTAGACCGTCAGCGCGGTGCGGGCCTTCAGAT